CGCAGCGTTGGTTGCGGTCGAGGTCCCGCCCGCGAAGCCTTGTCCTGCGACACCTGCTCCACCCGGCTTGCCAGAAAAGCTGGAGCTTCCGCCCCCGGAGCCGCCCGACGTACCGGGGGCGTCTTGGGTTGTCGCACCGCCGCCGCCGCCGCCACCCTTCGCAACAGGGACCGGCACGCCCCCCGAGCCCAAGCCCGTGTCGGTGCCGGTAGAACCGAAGTTCTGAGAGCCCGTAATACCACCTGTGCCGCCGACCCCGACCCCGACGCTGTAGTTGCCCGCCTGGAGGACGACTGTCCCAGCAAGCAGGCCGCCCGCGCCGCCACCCCCGGCAGCGTTGGCGGTGACGACATTGCCGCCGCCGCCGCCGCCCGCGACGAGCAGATAGCTTGCCGTGACGCCCTTATCTACAGCAGCGCTATCGTTCATGGTGACGCTGTCGCTCAGGTTGACGAGAAGCGACGGCACAGCGATCGCAGCGTCACCCATAGTGACGCTATCACTCAGGCCCAGCACGATCGGCAGGGCGGCGAACACGCTGTCGCTCATGGTGCAGCTATCGGCCAGTCCGAACTCGACAATGCGACCGATGCTCAGGCTCTCGCCCATTGTCACGGCGTCGGCGAGAGGCCGTGTCAGCACATCGGTGATCGCCTCGCTCATGGCGACCGTGTCGGCGAACGCCCGCGTCATCGTCAGCGCTGTGGTCAGGACCTCGGTCATCACCACGGGGTCGAGGCCGTTGACCATCGGCAGCGGGGTCGAGACGTTGAAGGTGCCACTGGTGAGGAAGGTGTGGATGGTCTTGCCGCCCACGAAGGTGATGGTCCCGCCCGAGCCCTGCATGGAGCCGAACACGTAGCTGATGATGACCACGCCGGAGCCGCCATTCCCGGCGTTCTGGCTGGGTGTTCCACCCCCGCCGCCAGCCCCGAACCCGTTCGCGCCTGCGCCCGCTGCACGGCCCCCTACGGAGGCTCCGTTGCCCGCGTGGATCGCACCGTCCCCTGAGGAGGGCGAACTGACCGCCGACCCGCCGCCGCCGCCGCCGTAGTAGTCGATCGCCCCGGAGATGGCGGTGAACTTCCCGTTGCCGCCCGGCCCGGCCTGCACGCTGTTGGCCAGCGAGCCGCCGATGCCCGCGCCACCCCCGCCGCCGCCCATCTGGCCGGTCGTGCTGCCCGGTCCGCCGTTGAAGCCCTGGCTTCCGTGGCCGCCCACGCCGCCCGCCACGGCTCCGCCGCCCGAGCCTCCGTCTCGTCCGGCTGTACCCGCTGCACCGCCTGCGCCCCCGCCGCCCCCAATCGCCGTGCCGAAGGCTGCGAAGGTCGTCGTGTCGCCGCTGTTGCCAGAGATCGACATCGCCCCGCCCAGGCCGCCGCCTCCGATGGTGACGGCGTAGGCCCCCGGCGAGACGACCGAGGTGCCCGCGATATAGCCGCCGCCTCCGCCGCCTCCGCCCGCGTTCGCGCCCGCACCGCCGCCTCCGCCGCCGCCCACGACGATGAAGTCCATCGTGGGCGGCAGCAGCGTCACGCTCTCGTCCATCGTGACGGCGTCTTCAAAGAGCGGCGACGGCGCGTTGGTGAGCGCATCGGCCATGGTCACGGCGTCGACCAGCGCCAGGGCGACGGGCCGGGCGACGTAGACCGGCCCGTCGCCCATCGTGACGGTGTCAGCGAGCGGCAGCGTGGTGATCTTCACGTAGGCGGCGACATCCGTCACCAGCACGGCGTCGGCCAGCGGCAGCGCCAGGGTCGCGCCGCCGAGCGGATAGACCAACGGATAGCCATCGTCCGTCGTCACCGCGTCGGCGGCGGCGAGGTTCAGGGTCGCCGCGGTCGCCACCGCATCGAGGATGGTGATCAGGTCGTCCAGCTGCAGGATCGTCACTGGCGAGAACGTCAGGCTCTCAGCCACCAGCACGAGGTCGGCCAGTCCGAAGAAGGTCACCGGCGACACGAAGGCGTCGTCGAACATCGTCACGCTGTCGGCCCAGCGTGGCGGCGCGAGGTAGTCGACCCAGACCGAGACCTCTAGGTCGACACCCTGGACGATGGCGATGGTGCCATCGGACCAGTCCATCAGAACTCGTCCCTCAGCTGAAACTGCAGCCGGTTGAAGAGGGTGAAGACGTTGCCCACGCCACCGTAGTCGACCTCGATCTCACCGAGGTAGCGACCGGCCGGAAGGGTCAGGCTCCCCTGCACGAAGGAGAACCGCACGCGGCCGCCGCTGCCCGCCACCGGGTACTGCGTCAGGTCGGCCCGCACGAGGTCGTCCTGCAGGGTGCCGGGCAGAAGCTCGCCGTCGACCTGAAACAGCACCACGTCGTCGGTCCACGGCTTGAACTTCAGCCGCACGGCCGCCGTCGACACGTCGAGCAGGTCGTCCGGGTTGCGCAACTGGACGTAGACCTGGGGGCGTGTGTCGCCTGCGACGAGGTGGATGCGGCTCATACCCAGGGCCTCATCTGCACGGACTGCACAGCCCGGGTGTGCTCCCGCATCCGCCGCGCCTTCGCCTCGCTGACGCCCGCGTAGAACTTCGACCAGCAGAACGGCGCGCTCTGGGGGTCGTAGTAGGGCTGACCCGCGGTCTCCATCAGCCGGGCGCGCGCCCCGTAGGCCAGGGCCTCGGAGTAGTAGTTGAACACGCTGTCGTCGATCTCGACGGCGTCGGGCGTCGGCTGCACCGCGACCAGCAGCTTCATCGCCTTCGGCTGGGCGATCACGTCGTCCGGCGCGGGCACGAGCACGATGCTGGCGTCGTCGACCTGGGTGCAGTAGCGCGGGTTGCCGACCAAGGTGGTCCAGTCCTGAAACCGGTACAGCTGGTCGAGGCGGTCCTTGGTGGCGAACTCCAGCGGCTTGTTGATGCCGTCGATCTTCACGCGCATCACCGCCGCGGGGACGGTGTTCGGCGGCACCTCGATCTCGTAGACGCCGACGCCGGAGATCAGGTCGACCGGCTCCAGCATCTCCTGCTGCCAGAGCGTGTGCTTGTAGAACTCGATGCAGGCGAAGCGCGCGGCGACGGTCGCGGCCGGGGTCGAGCAGTCCCGCACGAACGGCAGGATCATCGGCATCAGGTCGACGATGGCGCTCATGATGTGGCCCCCTTGCCGACGTCAGGCGGCCCGGTGTTCGGGGTCTGCGCGTCCTTACCGGCCTCGTGGCCCTGCGCGAACATCTGGAACAGCTGCAGGTAGGTCGCGGCCTTCTCGTTGCCCGCCGAGTAGTCGGTGTCCTTCTGGTGGGCGCGGAACATCACGTAGTCGAACAGCGCGGTCTGGTAGAGCTCCTCGACGATCATCGGGTCGTCGAGGCTGTCGAAGTCGACCGGTGTCATCGCGAGGTTGGTGTCGAGGTAGTTGACCCCCGTCGACGGCGGCCAGACGAAGTACACCAGCGGCTGCAGGGCGTCGTAGATGAAGTGGTGGGTGACGTCCGAGCGGCGCGAGGTGTGCCAGTTCGGGTCCGTCCGGTCGAGGTTCTCCCGGCTGACCACGGTGACCACGCGTCCCGGCGTGAAGCTGTCGTCGTCGTTCCGGTACATGTTGCGCTGGATGTCGAGCAGCATGAACGCGCCGGGCGGCAAGACCTGCAGCGTTCCCGGCTGCGTCGGGATCGACACCATCTTCATGCCCAGCGACGGGTTCATCGCCACCAGGGTGCGCTGGCCATCCGACAGCCATCGCAGAAGCTCATCGTCCGTCCAGCGCTTGGTCGGCTGTTCGTCGATAAGCTGCGAGCGCACCCGGGTCAGGATGGTCTGTGCGGTGACGGCCATTGAGGTCTCACATGCAAGAACGCCGGGGTGTTGTCGGCCACCCCGGCGCACCTGTCCAGCGAAGCGGCGGGGCTAGTTCTTGACCAGCGCCATCACCCAGCTTTCGGGCTTGATCATCTTCTTGCCGTAGACGTTCAGGCCGCGCACCAGCTGCCCGAAGTCGTTCGGGTTCTGCAGGCTCTCGGTCTTGGTGATCTGCGCGGCGAAGGTGAGCGCCGAAGAGTGGCCCGCCAGGATGACCCGGCGCTGCACGCCCGCACCGTTGACCGACCCGTCGGGGTTGAAGCCCGCGGCGGCCTTCGGCAGCTGGTTCGACAGGTAGATCGTGAACCGGTCGATGACGCCCAGCTTTCCGTTGCGCAGGATGCTCTTGTCGTCCCCAGTCAGGTAAGCCTGCTGGAGGGGCGAGCGCATCAGGCGCAGCCGCGTGGCGGGGTCGATGACCAGCCAGCGCTCCGTGTCCGGCACGTTCTGCTCGTCGAGGCAGGTCGCCATGCCGAGGATCAGGGTCAGCACGGTGTCGGCGGCCGCGGCGAGGTCGACCGGGACCGCGTCGGTCCCGAGGTTCACGGCCGAGGAGATGACGCCCGCAGTCGCGCCCTTGTTGGCGGCGGCCCCGTTGTTGTACTCGGCCAGCAGGATCGACCGGTCGATGGTGATCGCCATCTGCTTCGTCGCGTCGTCGGTGAACATCGACATCAGGGCGGGCTTCGCCTGATACTCGAGAACGTCCGACACGTTGACGCCGAAATACTTCGCTTGGTCGATGTTCAGGTCGACCTTGTTCGGGGTCGGGACTTGGTAGTTGAGGTTCTGGCCGATGGTGTAGTCGGAGATGGCGATGGTCGGGATGTTGTTGATGGTGATCGTGTCACCCATCCCCTTGATCTCGCCCTCGTAGGACGTGTTCGCGATCTCCCCGAAGACGGTGGTGGCGTAGAACTTCACGTTCAGCTTGCCGGACCACAGCTGCGGAATGAACGTCCCCGAGTAGGCGGGGTTGGTCAGGAACGGTGCCTGTACGGCGGGGCCTTGCTGGGCCATGAGCATAACTCACGCTGGAGGGGGGTTGAGAGCCCCCCTCAAGGCGCGGTCCTACCGGACGCGCCCCTCAGCGAGAGCCCTGTCGATGTCCGCCTCGATGCGTTGCGCGTCAGCTAGGCGACCTCGGTACTCACCCCTGGCGAAGTCCTTGTAGAACTGATCCATCTCGGAGACAGACCAGACCTTCTTGCCATCGTCGGGCTCGGGCACCGGGGTCGTCCGGGCTTGGCCGGGCGACACAAGTTCGGCGAGTTCGGCTTGCGGGTCGGCCGGGGGAGGCGGCGGTGCGGGTGCAGGCGGTGTGGCCCCGAGGAACTGGTTGAAGACCTTGGCCGTGCGGTCCGCGTCGAACGCGGCGAACGCGGCCTGCAGGATGTCGTTGCGGACCAGACCCGAGAAGTCGTCCAGCTGCACGAGCCAGTCCTTGAAGTCCTGGCGTGCGTCGGTCTCCTCGTAGGCCGGGCATTGCTTCGCCAACTCGGTGAAGTATTTCGCCCGTCGGTCGTCCGTGACGTTCTCCGTCATGGTCTCAACTCGCGTCGCCTGGGCCGCCATCTGCTTACGCATATCGGCGATCTCGCCCTGCAGTTTGGCCTTCTCCCCAGCGTCCGTTTCCACGGCCACACGGCGGATCAGGTCAATCAGGTCGGCTCCGTAAGTCTCCGTGTCGTCGTCGGTGATGAGCTTCGGGGCGGCCGCGGCAGGCGCTGGCTCCGGTGTCGGCGCGGGCTTGGCGGCGCGGAGTTCTTCGATCTGCCGGTTCAGGTCAACGATCTGGTTCCTCAAGCCAGGAACCTCGGCGTTGTACTTGCCCTGCAGGGTCTGGAACTTGTGCTGCCAGTCCTCGGCGGCCGGGGGCGGCGTCGGGGGCGGCTCGGCCTGGGGCTCCGGGGCGTCGGGGTCTGGTGTCTCCTGGGGTGGCGGAGCGGCCGCTTTGGCCATCTCCTCGTCCAGGGCTTCCATAGCCTCGGCCTGCCGTCTCACGGCGTCGGGCACACGGTCGATCATCTACGTCTCCAGCTGCAACTCGGGGGTCGGACGGACCGGTGTCCCCTATGGTCAGCTACGCCAGGGGCGCGCTGCGTCCCTGCTTGGCCAGCATAGACCGGGCGCTCTGCACGGTCTGCCGGAATTCTCGGAGAGCGAGAACCCTGCCTCTGAACTCATGGACGTCTGCGGTGTCCCGCGCGCCCAGGAGACGGAGCGTCAGCGCCTCGATCTCGGCCTCGATCAAGCCCTCGATCTCCCGCCATCTCGGTGTCTCCTGCATCTGCACGAGGGCGATGAGGGCGTCCGGCGACGGGGTCGTGAGCATTGCGGGCGACGCTGATGTCGCTGGCGTCTTTTGTCAATGCCCTGCCCCGAACGTATCGGTGACGGGTGCGCCGTTGGTCAGCTGCTGGCCGTTGGTCTCGGTCGCGCCGGGGCCGGGCGGCGAGCCGCCCAGAGCACCACCCGCCGCAGGCCCGCCGCCCGCTCCGCCCGCGCCCGGCGCCCCACCTTGGGGCTGGGCCTGGAGGGCTGACTGGACCTGCAGTTTCTGCCGGAGCGTGTCGGTGTCCGGCACCACCTTGTCGGTGTCCATCTGCAGGGTCTTCGCCGTTTCCCGCAGGACGGCGGCGCGGCCCTCGATGCCCATGATCTGCATGTCGATAGGGTTGGCCGTGGTCGCCAGGAACTCGTTACGGCGCACCTGGGCGGCGTCCTTGGCAACGATGTTCGACGCGCCCTTGGCGACGATGCAGACGTCGCCCTTGAGCTCGGGGTCGGTCTCGTAGCGCATGTTGAAGTAGTACAGGCGCTCCAGCAGCGGCTCCATGATGTTGAGGTCGATGTTCTTGATCACCGAAGTGATCATCTTCCCGGCGTTGCCCATCATCATCGACATGCCGGACGCCGTCCGCCCGGCCCCGCCCGCCACCGCGTTGCCGGTCATGTAGCGCGGGATGCCAGAATACTCGTCGGCCATCACCGTGAACTTATCGAACAGCTGCATCAGGTCGCCGAGGATCGACTGCGGCTGGAAGAACCGGATCGGCGGGTCGCTGGTCGACCCGCCCATCGGGTCCGAGTTCAGCTGCCAGATGCGCCACGGCTTCAACTGGGTGATCTGTTCC